AGATGGTAGACACTTGTTTATACCTTTAGATGATGATTACTATATTGATTTCAATTGCAAAGATTATTGGAACGATTTTGATTTTGATCAAATTGTTGCTCAATGTAATGACAATTGGGGTAAAGACTGGCGTGGTTTTAGATTAGATGTTTTGGTTAGTGAAATGCTACCAGGTAAATTTATACCACAAGCAAATAGCACAAAATATTTTAACAATAAGAATACACATATTGAGGTTGACAAATAATCATATGGTGCTATACTATATGTATATATTTTAAAAAGGAGTAATATATGAAAAAAGAGTATTATATAGGTGTTCGTAGTGATTATAACACTATGGGCAAATTATTAGACAGACCTATGCTTAGGTTGAATACTGGAATGGCTAATAATCTTAGGACCACTGCTATGCGTAAGGGTATTAAGAAGACTGAGCAACGTCAAAGATTAGAATTCTTTATTGTTGATCAACAAGAGATGGATAATCTGTTAGATGATACTTGGAGAGCAATGCAGAAGTTGGCTACTGCGGCTGAATGTCGTCCTTTAGTTAAGGTTAAGGCAGATGTGTTTAGTAATGCTATTGACAAGGTCAACAGCAAACCTCAATATCAGGGCGGTATGGATTACAAGACACACAACAAGTATAAAGAAGACTTAGCCAAATCTTTTGATAAGGCTTTAGAAGTTGTAGGTACAGATCTTAATATTCGTAAGACTAATCCTAAATTACCAGATAATCCATTTAAGGTAGGTGACTTGATACCTTTCCATAATTATAAAGACATGTGGCAACACCAAGGTGATGATCGTAAAGAAGGTAAGACTTATTTTAAATATGCTAATAAACGAATTGCTAAGGCAGGTAAGAAATTTGTTGAAATAGAACGCCTCGAGGTCAAACATGTTGATAATGGTGAATGGTATAATTCAGATAGTGCTGTTAAACATTTTAACAATGTTAATGCATATGGTTTGCAAGATAAAGATGAAGACTATAATTGGCAAAATGGACATGCTATACCATTAGATACCAATCCTGATGCACTTGAGTGGGTATTAGTTAGAGATTATAATGGCAAACCTAAGAAATTTCAATGGACTAAATTTGCTTCTCAGGACTTCGACTCTGATACTTATGAAGATCCCAGTTATCATGATGAATGCATACCTGCTTATTGCTATGCTTGGGTAGTTAGTGATTAATATATAAGCATATAGAATACAATGGGCTCATTTAGAGCCCATTTTTACCTTTGTTTTACATCGGTGTTGACAAGTTAGGACAAGCCAGTATATACTTATGAGTCACAGAAAGAAACGACCTATTAAATAGGCCGTATCTACAAGAAAAAGATTATAACTTATTATTATCGCGGTGTTTAGTTGGACACTTATACCGCTAGTTAATTTATCTTACTACTATTTATAGTAGGTGCCTAGTGAGTGACCGGGACTTTGGCATGGCACTGCCGTTTGACGGGCTCACTAGGGCTTTTTGATGTGGCGTCTACTAGAGACTTATGGTGTCCACATCTTTAAATTCTATACCTGCTCTTTGTAATAGGGCCTGCATAAGAGGTGCGTCTGCTAGTGTGTATTTGTAACCATAACTCTGTGCTATTCTTCTCTGAGCTTCTGTGTTACCCTGTTGTGCTGAATGTTTGTATTTGTGTATTGCTTTCATTTGTTTACTCCGAACATATTATATATTTGTATACCATACTTTTTTGCCATCAAATGTTTTTGATATAATTCACTGTCTGCCAATCTTTCCTGTGCTTTTTGATCTTTAGGTAAATTGAAATAACCATAAAACCATTCATTGTACATGTCTTCGTGTGGTCTTGCTGAAAAATCTATATCACTGTATTTGTTTTTCATATTCTTCCTGTGTGATTGATTGCATTTCTCTTATGCCATATTTGTGTACATAATTTAGTACTGCTAAGTCCATATGTTCTTTGCTGGGTGCTATAATATGTGTGTAACTATGTGTTATAGGTTGATTACCAATTGCTATACCTACTTTGAAGAAACCTATATGAGGCTTATTTTCTATCTGTTGTTTTTGTGCCATTTTTATTTTCCTTTTCTTTCTTTTTCTTACCGAATATTAAATCCCAGTTGTCAGCATACTTGTTATCATCCTGACTACTGCGTCTACCGGATCCTTTACCACCATGCCAATTACTCTTCTTCATCAATATATTTTCCATTTACTTTAACACGGAACTTTGGCTTTTCTTTCTTATCCTTATTCCATTTTATTTTATCATAGTTCTTTTTATATTGAGGATCACTAGCACCTGTTGATATACCAGAGCCAGGCTTGAAACCATTGGATATATCTCTTGCCGCTCTTAACTGTGGTGAACTATCAATTAATTTTTCAGCAGACTTTACAGTTGATTTACTAAAACGTTCTGTTGCGTTCTTATCATCATTACTACTAGGCATATTAGTCTCTTTTGCGTATTTCGTTACCGAATCCTGCTAATAATGTTAAAATTGTTAATGGTAAGAACCATACATTAATCATACCTAGCATATGACCCCAAGTAAGACTTAATCCTACAAGACTCATTGTGTTAACACCTAATGTTTGATGTGTGCTTTCTTTATTTAAATATTCTGGTAATTTCATATCTTCTCCTTTGTTATTTTTTCTATAATTACTCTGTAATTCTTATCGCCCGGTTCCCAGGACTCATCTTTAATTGTGAACCTACTTTCTAATTTTTCTTTCCACCATTCTTTTGGCTTGACTAATATATGTGCGTTCCTACCGTCTTTGAGTATCTTTGCGGCTAACCTACAACTTATTGTAAAGTAACCATATTTGTTTGTTACTCTTTGCAAATCATCCAGCACATTATCTATTAGATCTGGTTCAACGTGTTCTAATACATCAACACATACTACATAGTCTTTGGGTTCTGGCTTAGTAGCATCAGGCCTGCTGGGCTCGTATTCTGTAATAGTGTATTTGTCACCATGTTTTTCTTTTACGGCAATTGCCAATCCACCATGACCTGCGCCATAGTCTAACCATTCAGTAACTCCGTTGCTGTTTTGTACTATGTTGTTGACATACATACTTGCTGTATGCCCCCATTTGCCGGGTGTATGCGAATGTTCCCATGCTAGTACATCCTTGTATTCTGTGCTTATTAGATCTTTCATTTGAAATATGTTCTCCATTCAGGGTTACTATGTGCTTTGCAAATTTGATTTACAGGTATAAAGGCTTCATCTCTGCCTATGCTTTTAATTTGGCCCCATATTTTGTTTAATATTGGATGTCCTGATATAACTTTGTCGTTTCTGGTCATCATGTTATGTATGGTGTCACCTGTTACAATATCACATGTAATCATACCGCCCCATGTTGGATACTTTTGATCTGTATTCATTTTATTTGCTAACATAATTGGTTCAGGTACCGTATACATACAAGTACTTTGTATATTTGTGCCATTAACTATATTTACTATATTCATTGCAATTGCACTACTAATTTCGTCTCCATGGTCAATATATGTGTCGCATATACTTAGTAACCATCTAACGTCATAATGTTTTAAAAAGGTGTTTATGTATGTTGATACTAATCTAAAGAATTCTGGTTTGTTTTCAGCAACGTTTATGTTTCTGCGTAAGTATATGATATGTTTAACCAGAGTGTGGCATATTTCCGGTTTTCCTACGAATTCGGCTCTTACTGCTTGTATGTTGTTTTCCACATTAGATAACCTATTTAAATATTGTGCAGGTTCAACATCAGTTATTATCTTTAAAGGATCGATCATGATGTTTCTCTTATCCTTGTTGCAACATATATGTATTTTGTACCTTCTGGTTTACTCCATAAATAACTTTGTGCTTCACGCCTGCAATCATCTAATGTAGGCTGAACAAAAGGTTTTAAGTATTCTTTATCTGGTTCAATTACTTTTATTATGTATTCTACGTTTGCCATTATACTGTCCTCGATATCCGTTTATAAGATTGATTAGATTCATAACGCATTGGATATAAATTATTAATCATATATCCCACAGAGTCGTTAAAATGCGAATAATCATGGGCACCATCTTTTTCCGGTAATCTAGTACCTTCCTTATAAGTGTGTTTTCTTAATCCATTTATAACTTTAACACACTTTGGTGATATTGTCAACCTAGTGTTGTCTTCTTTTAGTACAGCATTTACACTTGCTATGCGATCTTTTACTGAAGGATTAACACTACCCACTTTCAATTGGAACCCAGCATTCTTTAATATTAGGTGATCAGTTACGCCTCCGGCACTTGTTCTGCGTTGTGCACCACTGGCATCCGGATAACATATATACTTACGATTTGGATATCGTCTTTGTATCTCTTGTACCATTTCTCTTGTATCAGTACCGTATATTTCTATTTCATCGTAGATATGTATACCATTTTGATGTTTAAATCCTATTACAGCACACCCTGGATCAACGTTAAAGTCAATACCTATATGTACTGGTATTTGTATATTTTCACTACCAAATAACATATCTTTAATATTATGTTCACCAAAGGCATAATATATAACACCACTATAGTCTACGAATTGTGCTTCATATTCCTGCTTGTATGTTCTTTCATCTAGATCTTTTTTGGCTTGGGCTAATTCTTCTTCACTGACGATACCGCCTTGTGCTGTGGTATATTGCCAACTTGCCCAATCATCTAGATGTTTTGCATTGTTATATAAATCGAATAGATAACCCTTACCTTTAGGAGAACTAATAATCATTGCAGAGCCCTCACGGTCTGATAGTGTGGGACGAATAATTGCTTGCCATGTTTCTTCTAATTTGGGTATGTCAGCGGCTTCATCTATAACTACATAATCTAAACCTATACCCCTTATACTGTCTGGATTATCAGCACTACGCAAGAATATTGTACTACCATTGACTAAGGTAATATTTAGATCACTTTCATTAATTTTTTGTGCCCAGTTGCGTTCTTTAAGCATTATTTTTAGATCTTCCCAGATAATTTGTTTTGCCATTCGGTAACTGGGTGCTATGTACATACACTTGCGATTAGGATATCTAGCATATTTGGCAAGGCTGGCTATAGAAGCATAACTTTTACCGCCACGACGACCGGCTATTACGATTTTGAATCTGGCATCGTTGTTTATGATGCTTTTCTGTATATCTGTTAACTGCATATCTTTATGTGCAGAAGTTATTTTTCTGCGTTATCTTCTATCCAAGGTAATACTTGGGTGTTTTCAGCACTTATAGGACTTTCACTTTGACCTAATATATTCTTACCTAACCATATAAGCAGAGTTCTGTCACCATTGAGTGCTAACTTCAATTGTGCCGCTCTGAGACGTTGTTTCGTTTCCAATTTACCCTTTGTGATAATATCGCGAAAGTTGTCCGTAAAGGTGCTTAA